CACTTCTTCATACGGTCCATCGCCATCTTGCTCTGCTGATACACGGGAGCGACCCACCAATAAGATCCACCCGCCTTCTTGTCGTTCCACGCCTTCGCAAGCAGCCACATCAGGCAGCCTGCAGTCTTGCCTGCCTTCGTCGCCGCTTCGATCACGACGATGCGTGCGGAGTCCATGATGACACGCCGCTGCGCTGGATACATCTTGGGAAGTGTCAGCGTCGTGACTGTCAAAGTTCGATCGGTCCAAAGCGGAAGTTCTCGGTCGCTTCACCCGAGTCGAGTCGTTCGATCTTGTCACCGACTGCGAGCGCAGCGATGTTCGAGTCTCGCATTCGGATGAGCACCTCGGCAGCCCGTAGTTTCTCTCGTGCCGTCCCGTTGATCAGCATGCTTGCAACGATGTTCGGTGCAGATCGCAGCGCAGCATCGGGAATCTGCCACCCGTTGCGAATTGCCGATGCGAGGAGCACGAGCGTTTCTCGTGCGTGATGGTCGGGCTCATTGTTGATTGGCGTGATGTCGCTCATGTTTGATTCTATGTCGACAGCGTTGCCGTTTTTCCTGTGAGCGTTTCCCATCGCTTGACGATGACATCGCAGTAGGCAGGCGAGATCTCCATGCCGTAGCACTTGCGATTGAGTTGCTCGGCTGCGATGAGGGTTGAGCCCGAGCCGATGAATGGCTCAACCAATAGACCGCCATCTTGTGTGCTTGACTTGATTGCTCTCGCCATCATTTCGACGGGCTTTGGTGTTGCGTGTTCGTGTCGCTCTTCTCCAGTCACTCTTTTGAACTCCCACACATCGGTCATGTTGTCATGCGTGTTGTCAAAGTATGCACGAGTTGCGTAGAACTCCCGCTTGAGTTCGTCGTGCTCCCGCTTGAGTTCGTCGTGCTCCCGCTTGAGTTCGTCGTGCTCCCGCTTGAATGCGTCGCCGTTGCCGAACGCTTGCAATTTCTTGTATGCCTCTTCAGTCGGAAAACACCATTGCGATTTGGTGAAGTAGTGTGTGCCCATTTGGTTTCCGAGTGCGGCTTTCCAATTCTTTGCGCCGCCGCACTTGTTCATCTCGGTTTCAAGGTAAGACCTAATCGGCTCCCACCCGTCCCAATAGTTGTCGGCGTTGTTGTTGAAGCCTTGCTCGCCGAGCATGAAGAAAAGGCAGCGTTCTTCAGGAAAGTAACATCGCTGCGATTCTGTTCCAACTCCAAATCCGCCTCCGCCTTTATCCCACACAATCTCATTGCGAATAGTCATGCGCTCGCTTGCACTCAATCCACCAACGAACCACAACCGCCACAAGCCTTCAGCGTTGCCCCAAATATATGCGCTTGCGTTGTCCTCAGCGTGCGGTCGAAACGCTCGCCACCATGCCATCTGAAATGCGTCGAGTTTGTCGGCGTAAAGGTTGTCGTTCTGCACGCCGTCCTTTTCCTTGCCCATGCCGTAAGGCGGGTCAGCGTGGATCATTTGCGCCTTCGCCCCATTCATCAGCCGTGCCACATCCTGCGCCTTCGTCGAGTCGCCGCATAGCACCCGATGATCACCGAGTAGCCATAGGTCGCCTGCCTTCGTGATCGGATCGACTGGTGGCTCAGGCACTTCGTCTTCGACGATTTCCTTTTCGGCGAGGATCATCGCTTCGATCTCCGCATCGGTAAAGCCTGCGATGTTCGCCAACTCCTCATCGTCGATCTGCAGCGCAGCGAGTTGCTGCGCCAGCGCAGCCTCGTCCCATCCTGCAAGTTCAGCCGTGCGATTGTCGGCGATGGCATAGGCGATTGCCTCTGCGCCTTCCAAGTTCGTCCTGACGATCTCGACACTCGACCAGTTCAACATCTTGGCAGCCATCATCGTTCCGTTGCCTGCGACGATGATGCCTTTTCCATCGACCACGATCGGCTTCTGCTGTCCGAATCGTGCGAGGCTTGCCTTGATCGCCTCGAGATTCTTGGAGTCATGTGTGCGGACATTCGCAGGGTCAAGCATGAGACTTGCGATCGTTGCTGTTTCGTATTTCATTTCTGCGAGTCTACATACGATGGTGGCACTGCATACCACCCTTCGGGGATCACCACTCGATTGTCACCGAGTCTCCACTCGTCGTCGATCAGCGTATACACCTGCGCTCGGCAGTCAGGTCCGATCCTTATCGGGCTTGACTCCGTCACCAGGACTACTCGACTGCACCCCACGCAAACGAATATATTCACGAATGCGAGAGCCAGCCTTCGCCAAAACTTCGGGCTTCTTGTCAGCGTCAACGCCTTGCTTTCCCTTGCCTGCGTTCGATCCAACGAACGAGAGCAGCGCATCGAATAGCGCACGGAGGAACGCATACACCTCACTTCGCTCCGATGGCTTCGCTTGTTTTGTCACCGTCTCGAGCGCAGATCAAACCAACACCTGCGATGCACGCAGCGAGGAGCGATGCGAAGTCGATCGTCGTGGCAGGGTCGCCGTCGGTGAACGCCGTCAGTGCAGCGGACACTGCAACGAGGATTGCAGCAACGCCTGCGCCTGTGGTCTTCCAGTTTTTGTTCTTCAGATTCATAAGTGGGCCTCTTTCGTGATGATGGATAATGTGAGCGGATAGTGTCGCAACAAGCGACGAGCCTTGTCTCGAATCGTAGCAGGGACTTTCGGAGTGGTCTTTGGGTCGAGCAGTTCACGCAGGAACTCACGCACCTGTCCGATGGTCCGCAACTCCTCGCTGCGGGTCGTCATGGCTTGCACGCCTGAATGATCGTCCAGAAACAGAACGCAACGAGGAGCACATCGATGATCGCCCACAGCGTCGGGTTGATGGACCGTGCAACGGATGCGCTGGTGCACACACGAGCCCACGCCTTCACGATCCAGTGCTTGGGTTTGTGTGGTCTCATCTCGTCTCGAGCCGGTCGAGTCTCGCATCGATGGAGCGCAATTGTTCCGTTTGCGACGCATCGGAGATAGACAGAGAGCCAACCACTCGAGCAAGATCCGAGCAGATCAGCCGCAGATCTGATACTTGCGCTTGATTGGTTTCGAGTGCCTGGTCTTTGCGTCCAATCGTCAGGAAGATGCCTGCGACTCCGATGATTAGCACGACGAGTTGCAGCATTTGGATTGTGCTGCCGAGAACGGTTTGATTTCGAGGATTTTGATCGGTCACGGTTCATCTTTCGGCTTTGGTTTTTTGTCGATCTTGAGTTTGATCGCATTGATTCTCTCGATGCAGTAATCGTCGGACGCTGTCTTGATCATATCCCTGATGGCGAATTGGTTGCCCCAGGTGGTGATCTTCGCCTTCGTGCCGATCTTACTGTTGCTCGTCCACATCACCACGACCGAGTCGGCATTCGCCTCCTCGACAAAGCGTGCGACGATCTCACGGATCGCAAGTGCTGATCGCTTGTCCTCGTCTGGTACGCCTTTCATGTTGGCGTGAAATCCAGTTTTGGCTTGCAGAAATCGCCCTTCTTTGTCTTGCTGCGACTAAACACGATGCGCATCCACATTGCGCCGATCGGCTTGGGTGGACCGCCACGCTCGACATGCCAACCGCCCACACCCGATGCACGAGTTTCGTCGTCGTTGTCGCCGCCGTACTCGTCCTTGTAGCAGCCGCAGCGCACATGCCACTGCGACTCAAGCCACACGCTGAACACGCTTTTATTCTTGGACGGAACTTTGCGCACCATCTCCATCGCCCATCGTTCGTGGACATGACCGCACACGACAACCGATGCGACTGGATTCCACGACGACTGCCGACGCACTCGCAGCGTGTCGAAACTCATCATGCCTCCACCGCCCGAACCGTGGAAGTAAGTCAACCAAAACGATGTGATCTTTGTGCCTCGGCGCAACTTGAAGTAGACATCGCCGCCGTATCGACCGTCGAGAATCGACGAGCCCGCAAGCGTGTTGATGCGCTCGACCAGCCGTGCGGTCAAGTCCGTCTCCTGGTTCTTCGATACGGCCGTCTCATGGTTGCCCTGCGCAAGGAGTGCGATGTGCGATGCGTAAGGCGCAAGGAACTTTGCGCCATGCTTCACAAGAGAATCGAAGTAGTCGGGCGAATCGAGATGCTCCTCACGAGTTTGTCCGTGTCGTGACCGGCGTGGATCTGCACGACCGCCCATCGCACAAAAGAAATCGCCGATGTCCAAGATGATCGCATTGCGCTTGATCGCTTCGTCAAGATCCTGCTTCTCTCGCTCGTGATCGCTGTGTGGGTTGTCGTGATGCGCATCCGATCGCAGGAGAACCCACTGCTCGTCGATGCCCTCCATGTCGCAGTCGATCTCAACTATTGACGGATGCACTCGCTTTGCTTGCCATGGCTTTTTTCGCTTTGTCGTGCGAGTCGATGGAGGCAAAACTTTGCCTGCCTTCTTGCCACTCTTGCATGCGGGTTGAGGTTTGATGCGCTGGACTCCTCGAGGTGATCGAGTACACGGTGATACGAGCACCCGTGTCTTCAACTGAACTGTAGGTTCGCCATATATTTTGACTTACAACTTGTGCGTCATCGTGCCACACAATGCCCGTCATCGCATCCTCGGTGGAGCGCAAAAGTTTTGTAGTGTCTGGACGCACGATCGGAAACCACGGCGCATCTGCCTTGATCTCGCCGCTTGCTTTGTAGTGCGCCTTTGGTCGTGGCATCCTGAACTCGATCACGAGTGCGAGCGGTGGTTGCATCAGTTCACCACCTGACATCGCCGCACGGGCTGCGTGCGCTACGACTGTGCGCCATGTGCGTGTCTTCTTTCCGCCTGCATCGACGACGACGATCTTGCCTGTGCGAGGGTTGCGGAACGCAGACTTCGATCCACCTGGTGATGGCAGTCCGAACGCCACGAAATTGAGCATCTCAACTGCTGCCATGTCGAGCCAGTCGTGCCAACGCCTCGAGGCTCGCTCTGTCCGTGATCTGTACTGCCTTGTCGATGGTCACGCCTAGCCGGTCCATCTGCTCAAGTGTGATGTGTCCTGCGCATTGTGCGAGCGTGATCTGCAGGCGGACGAGATCAGCCTCGAGCGATTTGCGCTCGATGATCCACCTCGCTAATGGGTTGTCCTCCATCGGCATGACGAAATCGTAGCACGGAATGCAACAGCCACGCAATGACTACTTGCGATCGGGATCGATGTGCAGTTCGATTGATGCGTCCTTTATTTCGTGTGCCTTGAAAAGTTTATCCAATTCTTCCATGCTCCTCAACTTATCTCGTGGACAGAAATAATTCATAATCCCAAGCCGAGGAGAGAAGACCTTCTTGGGCATAGTTCTCATAACGCCCTTTGTCTGCCAACCCAAGAAAGATACTTCTTCATTTGCAGTGTCATATTGTGCCAAGACTAAAACAAGTGAACAGTCATCAATCTCCCATTCCTTGATCAACAAATTGTACGCTTTGGTGGCCGTCTTGATGTCAATGGTGATTGCCTTACCGTTGTTCATTACTGCTCTGAAGTCAACATGCCCATCACCGTCAGGACGAATAGATTTGTCCACATTGAGGCAGTAGCGTTTCCCAAAAGCAATTTCACCAGCCATGCCAATGATGTGTTCAGTATATTGGTTTTCGTAATATCTTGGCGAGCCAGTGGGGTGGGCGTTCTGCCGTGCAATTGCGAGAGAGTGGATTTCGTCCATCAATTTGTCCCCGTGTCCTGTCTTTCGATGTCGATCGACCCGCCTGCAAGTCCAAGAAATGTTGCGCAATGCCGAGACTTTGCAAGCGGGTCGAAGGACATTAAAGGTGAGGCACTGCGCATGGGGTCAGCATAGCACGGAAAAAACAACCTCCACTGCTCAAGTTGTTCAGACTATCGCCCGAAGGCGAAACGAGCGGCGGAGGTTGTCGTGGTGGATCGTACCCCTGACCCCATCAGTTCATCGTATGCGCAGCCACATTACACGGTCGGCGGCGTGATCCGTGCGCCCAACTTGTAGAGCGCAGTTGCGATGATGTCCGCCGTGTCCTTCACCGCTTCCTCCGACAACTCGGGACGGCAAGCGTGAAGCATCTCATGCACCGTCACATTGAGCATCGCCTTTGGTGCGAGCGATCGTCGTACGGTCATCATGGGCTTGCGTGCGGTCGGCAGATCGCACTCGCCCCAATTCGCTCTGGACTGCATCT